AGTTTAGATGCATAAAATGAGGCATAGGAGTTTTATGGAACAAGGCATCACTTGGCTGGCTAATAACCAATGATAGAAAGGACAAGATAATGGCTAATACTAAATCAAAAGCACAACTAAATTTAACGAAACAAGCAAATGAAATTCTTAAACTTGCAGAGGCTAGTGGAGTTCAATCAAATTATTTTTTTACAACAACATTTAATAGATATCAAACACAACTAAAGATATTAGAGGAACTTAATGAAGTGATGGAAAAGGAAGGGATGCTTGTTACCAAAGAATATGTCAAAGGACGAAAGAATCTTTATACCAGCCCCGCTGTTGCTGAATTCAATAGAACGACGGATTCAGCAAACAAAACCGTTGTTACTTTGATGAAGATCATTAAAGAGCTGAACGTTGAGGGTATGACGGATGATGAGGATCTCTTAATGAAGACGATTAATGGAAGTGGCGAGGATGAATGAAGGCGTACCAGTTTTGCGTTGATAACATAGACAAAAAGACGACGCCAAAATACGTAAAACTCCAAATGAAAGAGTTCATGCTGGTACATGAAGGCAAAGACGAAAAATATATGATCAGCAAAAAGAAATTGAGGCAGCTTGAAAACATTTTGAAGCTATTGATTATGCCAAAGGGATTAAAGGCTGGAAAGAGTCTTTATGAAACCACGTGCGGTTATCAATGGCTTTTTTATACTGCGATTTTTTGTACAGTTCATAGAGACAATCCTCAAAAACGAAGATATGAAACTGGAGTGTTGGAAATATGTAGAAAGAATTTTAAAACTTATACTGTTGCTACAATATTTATAATTTTATTTTTGACAGAACCTAACTTCTCAAAGTTTTATTCTGTTGCTCCTGATGGATCTTTGTCACGAGAAATCAAAGAGGCAATTTCAGAGACTATTAGGTCTAGTCCTCTTGTGTATGAATATAAGAACACAAAGAGATTTAAACTTTTGAGAGATTATATTCTTTTTAAACCAACACAAACGAAATATGTCCCATTGTCTTATTCAACTAGCAGAATGGACGGTAAACTGCCAAATGCATTTTGTGCTGATGAAGTCGGGGCGCTGCCTATCTCTTATCCTATTCAAGCCATGAAGTCTGGACAACTTAATGTATTGAATAAATTAGGATTCATTATATCTACTAAGTATCCAACAATAGACAATCCTTTAGAGGATGAGGTTAAGTATAGTAAACAGGTCCTTGATGGCGTTGAAAAAGATGAAACGAGGTTTTCTCTTTTATATGAACCTGATAAAACAAGAGGATGGGAAACAAATGATTTGATTTTGCAGCAAGCGAATCCTGTTGCTCTTGAAATTCCTGAAATATGGGATGATTTAGTCAAAAAGAGAGCATATGCTGTTGCTGTTGAGAGTGCACGTGAAAATTTTGTATGTAAACATTGCAATATTATTTATCAGGGTGCAGGAACAGAAACGTATTTAGATGTTAAAGACTTACAAGAATGTAAGGTAGCAAATATTGATTGGGCAGGTCGAATTGTTTACGTTGGTTTTGACTTGTCAGAATCAATTGATAATACTTCTGTTTCAATGGTCACTGTAGATGATGATAATAATATCCTGGCTGAATCGTTTGCTTTTATACCAGAAGGAAGGATTCAAGAAAAAACATCAAGTGAAAAAGTTAATTATCAAGAGTTAGTTAAAACTGATCATGTTATTTCATGTGGGGATAGAGTTATTGATTATGCTGTTGTTGAGAATTTTATATTAGGATTAGAAAGTAAATTTGGGGTGCAAATTCAAGCGATTGGATACGATAGGTGGAATGCGTTGTCGACAGCTCAAAAGCTTGAAAATGCGGGTTATAACTTGGTTGAAATAAGGCAACATAGTTCAGTTTTGCATCCCCCAACGAAGTTATTGAAAGAGAAGATCCTTGCTAAAGAATTTTCTTACACAGACAATCGTTTATTAGAGATTAATTTTCAAAATGCTAAATGCACATATGATACTAACAAAAATGTATATGTAAATAAGAAAAAATCGAACGGTAAAGTTGATATGGTTATCTCCATGATCAATGCAGTTTATTTACTAGAACAAGATTATTTCTTAAATCAAGCAAATGATTTTACCGTTCAAGTCTTTTGACCAGCCACCACCTGGAGGATGAGATGATTAATTGTAAATGTTTTGAGTGTCCTCTCCCGGATTGTGTTGATCCGTGCCCTTTTCGTAATGAGAAAGAGGAAAAACCCTATGATGAAAAAAAAGAAAAAATAAAAGCATATCAAAGAGTTTACTATTTAAAAAACAAAGAAAAATTAAGTGCTTATAAAAGAACACACTATTTAAAAGCCAAAACAGACTATATGAGAAATAAGATGGAAGACACGAAATAGTGTCTTTTTTGTTTTGAAAGAAGGTGAGATAAATGGGATTTTGGGATTTATTTAAACTGCCAGTTGACCCGGAGGCGGTCAAAAAGAGAGATGAGGAACAGCAACCAATAGTGCCGCCCGTTAGTGATGTATTGTTACAAGCGTTATTAAACAATGAAGTGATAACCAGGGAAAAAGCTTTGACATTGCCTGCAGTTAGTGGAGCAGTAGATTTTATAGGAAACATGATTGCATCCATGCCAATTAAACTTTTTAAATATCGTGGTGGCAAAGTTGAAGAGCAAGAAAATGATTCTAGAATGAGACTTTTAAACGGAGACACCGGAGATACTTTGGATGCGTTCCAATTAAAAAAAGCTATGGTCTCTGATTATTTATTGGGCAAAGGCGGTTATTGTTATATTCAAAGGAACCGTAACGAAGTTGTATCATTACGCTATGTAGAAGAAATATACGTAACGGTTCTTAAAAATTACAAACCAATTTTTAAAGATTACGTGATCCTTGTAGAGGGTGAAGAGTACAAACCATATGATTTTATCAAGCTCTTAAGAAATACAAAAGACGGGGCAACCGGTGTTGGTCTAACAGAGGAACTATCAAAAACTCTTGAAACAGCATATGACACCCTCTTGTATCAATTGTCTTTAGTAAAGAGCGGTGGAAATAAAAAAGGATTCTTAAAAGCTCAGAGAAGACTAGGACAAGAAGAAATAGACACTCTCAAAAAGGCGTGGCGGAACATGTATGCTAACAACAGTGAAAATGTTGTAGTTCTTAATAATGGGTTAGAGTTTCAAGAAAGTTCAAACTCTTCAGTAGAAATGCAATTAGACCAAAATAAAAACACCCTGGCAAATGAGATCAATAAAATCTTTCATATCTATGAAGATTTTGATTTGACTTTTAAAGAAGCGATATACCCAATAGTCAAAGCGTTTGAGACCGCTTTAAATCGTGATCTACTCCTGGAGAAAGAAAAAGGGAATTGCTTTTTTGAATTTGATGTCAAAGAAATAATTAGATCTAGTTTAAAAGAGAGATACGAAGCTTATAAGCTTGCAAAGGAAACAGGGTTTATGAGTTTGAATGAAATTCGTAGAGCGGAAAATATGGAAAACATAGAAGGGCTCGATGTCGTGAACGTGGGATTGGGAGCGGTCCTATATGACCTTAAGACTCATAAATTTTACACTCCTAATACGGGTGATCATACGGATCTAACCCAATCAAACATTCAGCATTTAATAGAGGATAAAGAATTAGACACCGCTTTTGAACAAAGCGGAAACAGTTCTGATGCATAAAGGAGGGAGAAAATTATGATAACTATTAATAGTTGCAAACAAGATGGTGAACACGAATACAAAGGACTATCAACTGATACTAAACCTACTAATTGTGCTATTAATTCCTTGTTTCTAGAGTTAGATACAGGGGATTTTTATTATTTTAATGGGACAACCTGGGCAAAGGTGGGAGGATAATGGATTTTTACAGTAGGTTATTTGCAGGGCAATCAAGCAGGGGCGGTAGCGTTGGAGATGAACTTTTTAAATTAGTAGTAAGTGGAAATCTAACAGTGATAACTGAGGAAATGCTTGATGGTATTACAAGCATTGGGTCCACTGTTTTTTATAGATATGGTTCTTTAACAAGCGTAGACATCCCCGATAGTGTTACAAGCATTGGGGAGTATGCTTTTAATGTTTGCACTTCTTTAACAAGCGTAGACATCCCCGATAGTGTTACAAGCATTGGGGGGTATGCTTTTGCTAGTTGTGACTCTTTACCAAGCGTAACAATTCCCAACAGTGTTACTAGTATTGGGAACTTTGCTTTTAGTAATTGTAAAAAATTAGAAAGCGTAACAATGCTACGGACTACTCCACCAACTTTGGGAACCAATGCATTTTATGGCACGCATAGTAGGTTGAAAATCTATGTCCCCTCGGGATCAGTCAATGCATACAAAGGAGCGACAAATTGGAAGAGTTATGCAAGCAAAATTTATGCAATCTAGAGTTAATTAAGGGGGTGGAAAAATGGATTTTTACAGTATATTGCTTGATAGAAAGTTAGGTGGAAGTGATGATTTGCCCTCAGATTTTAATTTATATGTGACTGGGGGCTTGACTACGGTAACGGGGGAAATGCTTGATGGTATCACAAAAATTAGGGATGCCGCTTTTTATCAACGCACCTCTTTAACAAGCGTAGACATCCCCGATAGTGTTACAAGCATTGGGGGGTATGCTTTTGGTAATTGCGACTCTTTAACAAGCGTAACAATTCCCGACAGTGTTACAAGCATTGGGGAGCGTGCTTTTAATCTTTGCGACTCTTTAACAAGCGTAACAATTTCCGACAGTGTTACAACCATTGGGGACCGTGTTTTTGCTTTTTGCGGCTCTTTAACAAGCGTAACAGTGCTAGCAACTACTCCACCAACTTTGGGAACTGATGCATTTTATTATAGCACGCATAGTAGTTTGAAAATCTATGTCCCCTCGGGGTCAGTCAATGCATACAAAGCAGCTACGAATTGGTCGAGTTATGCAAGTAAAATTCAAGCTATACCAAGTTAATTGAAAGGGGAAAAAAGTGAAAATTAAAGCTTTAAAAGCATTGACTATTCGTGTCAGTGAAAGTGGCGATCTTGTGGGAAGTGAGGACGAAGCAATTGGCAAGTTGGTATCTATTGCACATGGTGCAATTGCTGAAGTCCCTGATACTGTAGGACAATCATTAATTGAAGATGGACTCGCTGAAGCTTATGACGATGGATCTAATGATGAAAATTTTAAAAAAGCAGTTGATAGAAGTATTACTAGTATTACAGCTGATATGTTAGAAGGTGTTACAAATATAAAGAATGCCGCTTTTGTCTATTGTGACTTTTTAACAAGCGTAGAAATACCAAATAGTGTGACAAATATTGGGGTTTCCGCTTTTCGCTCTTGTAACTCTTTAATGAGCATAGAAATACCAAATAGTGTGACAAATATTGGGGTTTCCGCTTTTAGCTCTTGTAGATCTTTAGCAAACGTAAAAATGTCAAATAGTGTTACAAATATTGGGAATAGCGCTTTTGGATCTTGTAGTGCTTTAACAAGCATAGAAATACCAAATAGTGTGACAAGTATTGGGAGTAACGCTTTTTTAGGTTGTAGCTCTTTAACAAGCGTAACAGTGCTAGCAACTACTCCACCAACTTTAGGAGCTGCGGTTTTCCCATCATCTAGTGATTTGAAAATCTATGTTCCGGCTGAATCAGTAGAGGCATATAAAGCAGCGACAAATTGGTCGGACTATGCAAGCAAAATTTATGCAATCCCAAGTTAATTGAAAGGGAGGAAAAAAGTGCAAATTAAAGCTTTAAAAGCATTGACTATACGTGTCAGTGAAAGTGGCGATCTTGTGGGAAGTGAGGACGAAGCAATTGGCAAGTTGGTATCTATTGCACATGGTGCAATTGCTGAAGTTCCTGATACTGTAGGGCAATCATTAATTGAAGATGGACTCGCTGAAGTTTATGAAGGTAACATGACTAGCTTTGGTAAATGGGTTCAATCAACCATTACTAGAGTCACAGCTGATATGTTAGAAGGCGTAAATAGTATAGGGGATTCCGCTTTTTTAGGTTGTAGCTCTTTAACAAGCATAGAAATACCAAATAGTGTGACAAGTATTAGTAATTACGCTTTTTCAGGTTGTATTTCTTTAACAAGCATAGAAATGCCAAATAGTGTGACAAATCTAGGGACATACGTTTTTAAAAATTGTAAATCTTTAGCAAATGTAAAAATATCAAATAGTGTGACAAGTCTTGGGACACACACTTTTGACAATTGTAGTTCTTTAACAAGCTTAGAAATACCAAATAGTGTAACAGAGATAAATACCGCTTTTTATGATTGTAGTTCTTTAACAAGCATAACAGTACTAGCAACTACTCCACCAACTGTGAGTTATATGTTTAATGGCGTACCAATTCGTGTAATTTACGTTCCAGCTGAGTCAGTAGAAACGTACAAAACAGCGAATGGGTGGAAAGGTTATGCAAACAAAATACAAGCTATACCAAGTTAATTGAAAGGGGGTGATCAAAATTGGAAGTCAGGATTAGAAATGATAATGTCGAAATCTCAGGATATGTTAATGCAATCGAAAGAAAGTCTAAACCTTTAATGTCCAGGATAGGACAATTTATAGAACGTATTTGTAAAGGAGCATTCAAAAAAGCAATACAACGAAATGATAATATCCGGCTCCTTTTAAATCATAATTGGGAAAGAGATCTAGGAGGAACAAAAGACGGGAACCTTGTTCTTACTGAAGATAATATTGGACTCCATGCAAGAGCAACTATTACAGACAAAGACGTTATAGAAAAAGCAAGGAACGGATCATTGGTTGGGTGGAGTTTTGGTTTTAATGACAGAGAAGTAGAAAATAGCGTAGAACATGGGATCCCCACAAGAGATGTGAAGGATCTCGATTTATATGAAGTGTCAATTTTGGACCGAACAAAGACACCGGCTTATGAAGGTACTCTTATTTCAGTACGATCTAATGAAGAATTTCAGTATTATAGCGAACCTTTTTTAGACCCAGCGCCCTCGGCACTGATAGATGAAAGGGACCTTACTGATAATCAGCGCGAACGAGGTGAGCGGGTCGAAAAGAAAGAGGAAAAACCAATAGATTATTCAAAATATGACAATTTATTAAAAGAATTGAAAGGAGAAATCTAATGAAAGAGTTAATTGAAAAGAAAAATGATTTAATCACCAGAGCAGAATCTGTTATTAATGGAGCTAAAGCAGAAAAAAGAGAGCTAACAGAGGCAGAAGCAGCAGAATTAGCGGAAATTAGAGACAATGTGAGACGAATTGTGCATCATTTAGAGTTAATAGACGATATAGACGAAATGGGTCGTGTCGAAAAAAAAGAAAATGGAGGAGGAACCGTAGTGGAAAAAGAAGTTGAAACAGAAGTTAAAGAGCAAAGAGCAGTAGAAATGCAAGAAAGACAAGCATTTGAGAACTTTATAAGAGGATATACGGTACACGAGAGAGCGGGAGAGCTAACACCAGCACCCTATGACTCTTCAACAACCCCAGCGGGAGCAGGTGGAGCTTTAATTCCTACTACAATCGTTAAGTATATTATTAGAAAAGTTTATGATATTTGCCCAATCCTTGAAAGATCACAGAAATTCAACGTAAAAGGGAATTTAAGTGTCCCATATTATCCAGCTGATACTACAAATAAAATAAGCGTTGCTTATCAAGACGAATTTTCACCGTTGGCATCCTCTTCAGGGTCTTTTGATACAGTGACTTTAGGTGGATTCTTGGCAGGATGTTTGACCAAAATATCACGTTCATTAATTAACAATGTCCAGTTTGATATTGTTGGATTTGTAGTAGATGAAATGGCGTATGCAATTAGTAGATGGATTGAGGGAGAATTATTAAATGGTACACCTTCAAAAGTAACGGGCCTATCTACTTTGACTAATGGGATAACTTCAGCAAGTGAAATAGCTATAACAGCAGACGAAGTAGTAAAACTCCATGATTCTATTAAAGATCAATTCCAAAGAAACGCTATTTGGATTATGAGTCCGGCAACAAGAACCGCTTTACGCTTGTTAAAATCTTCTACCGGTTATTACTTGTTAAACGATGATATTTCTACACCGTTTGGAACTTCTTTATTAGGAAAACCGGTTTATGTATCAGACAATATGCCCTCTATGGCGGCAGGAAACACCGCTATTTATTACGGAGATATGCACGGGTTAGCCACTAAATTTAGTGAAAACATCAATATTCAAGTATTAAGAGAACGTTATGCTGATGAACACGCTTACGGTGTAATAGGATGGTTAGAATTTGATGCAAAAGTCATTGACGAACAACAAATTGCAAAATTGACGATGGCGAGCGCTTAATATGCAATATAAAGCGCTTATCTCTTTTAGTGGCTTAATTTCCATGTCAATGGGGGAAGTCAGAGAAATAACAGACCAAAAAATTGTCAATGATTTATTAAAAGCGGGCTATATTGCAGAAATTATAGAAATAAAAAAAGAAGAAGAAGTTAAGAAAACTAAAAAAGGAGGCAAGAAAAAAAGTGAAAATTAAAGCTTTAAAAGCATTGACTAT